TAGAAATGGCAGAAAAGAGTGATGCTCAAGCAGTTGCTGATTTTACATGGCAGGTATTATTCTTAACTCCATGGGAGTTAGCATATATTGCACTACCAATGAGTGTCTTGGCCTTTTATGGGTTAAGTATATATGCAATCTTTAAATATATACAAAGAAGATTTAGCTGATGAATTCTTATCAAAGATTTCTTCGTCTTAAATATGGCTGGGGTATTCCTAAAGGCTTATATATAGATGTATACGCATGAAATATATTACTTCGATATGGACTACAATAGTTCTAATAGCATGTATTCTCTTTGTAAGAATCAGTGACCCTTCTATTTTAGAAGAAACTAGACTTACTGTATTTGATCAATATATTAATTCTTTACCCGTACAAGAATCAGACCAAGTAATTCTCTTAAATATTGGAGAAGAATCACTCGGAGTCTTCGGTCAGTATCCCTTTCCACGTCAGCAGTATGCACAATTAATATCAGATTTAAGAAATGCCAATGCTGGTATGATTGGTTTTACTATCATGTTTCCAGAGGCTGATAGATTCGGTGGTGATGAAGTCTTCGCGTCATGGGTAAAAGATAATGGTATTATACTCTCACAAGACGCAGATAATAGTGGTAGAAGTGCAAAGGCACCTTATGTTGGAACTGCCACATTTGGTACTGGAGACCCACTTAATCACGTTATAAGATATAAAGGATTAGTAACCAATATACCAGAAATAGAAGCAGGTGCATGGGGCCATGGTTTAATTAATGCAATGCCAGAAGTTGATGGTGTAGTAAGAAGAATACCTCTTATATCTCAAATCAATGATGAACTATATCCCTCATTTGCATTAGAAACAATACGTGTATTAAACGAGAAAATATCTTATACTGTAAAGGTTAGTGAGATAGGGTTAGAAGAAATTATATTAAGGCCATTTAGAATATCAACTGATGTAAATGGATCTATATGGATTAATCCTAAATACCGTTTTCAGGATATAGAATACACTTCGGAACCCCTTCCGAATCTACAAGGAAAGACTGTACTGGTTGGTTTAACTGCAAAGGGCCTTGCCTCTCAGATTCCAACCCCTCAAGGATTAAAATCTGCTCATCAAATTCAGGCTTCTGCTCTGCAGACAATAATGAATGGGGATCAGATAACCCGTCCACTTTGGGCTGATATTCTGGAGATCGGTCTTTCTTTGATTGGGGCTCTATTGATTGTAGGGGCAGTTTATTATCTTCCAATTTGGAGTAGTGGTTTAACCTTCTTTGCCGTTGTTGGGTTATCTGTCTACGGCGCATTGTTTTCCTGGAGCGAATTTGGATATCTCCTTGATATTAGTTACCCTCTGATATTATATATACTGATATTCTCTTCGGCGTCATTTAATAATTTCTATAAACAGTTTATGATGAGACAACAGATTAAGAAACAATTTGGAACTTACTTGTCACCTGATATGGTATATATGTTACAGAAAGACCCATCTCTCTTAACCCTTGGTGGTGAAAGAAAAGAAATGAGCTTCTTATTCATGGATATATGCGGATTCACCCCTATCAGTGAGTACTATAAGAACAAAGATGATCCAGAAGGACTGGTAGAATTGGTTAATGAATTCTTAGATTCCATGACAAAAATCATACTCAATAACGGTGGAACAATAGATAAGTACATGGGCGATTGTATCATGGCATTCTGGAATGCACCACTACCATGTGATAATCACGCTGAGATGGCCGTTAAATCATCAATAGAAATAGAGATTAAAACAAATGAACTTAAAGAAATGTATAAATCAAGAGGTCTTCCTGATATTAATGTCGGTACTGGCATTAACACCGGCGATTGCATTGTTGGTAACATGGGCTCTGAATCCAGATTCGATTATTCAGTCATTGGAGATGCAGTCAACCTTGCAGCCCGTCTCGAGGCCACTGCCGCTCGACATGAATATATAGAATATAAGACAATCATATCGTCATTCACCAGAGACCAACTCCCAGAGAAGTATATCTGTAAGGAGATCGGTAATATAAAGGTGAAAGGCAAAGACGAACTTATAACCATTTATTCTCCTAAGTTATAACGTTATTCCAAAATATTCTAAAAAATAGCGGTAAAAGCGTTAGGTGCCATGGCCAATCTGTAGTATAATATACACATATTAACCGAAAAGAGAAATATTATGACCTTTACCGAATTACATGAGATTGCACTGGAAGCGGCCAAGACTGCAACTGATAAGTTTATTGAGAAACACGGTGACTGGGATTGTTGTGGATTTGCATGGGTTCACGCGTCAGTGAAAGGGAATACCAAGGTTGGTAAAGCTTTCAAGGCCGTGGGGTTTACAAAGGCATACGGTGGTGGTTATCAGTTATGGAACCCTAGTGGTTCTTCTACTCAAAGCCTTTCTGCGAAGGAAGCAGGTACTGATGCTTACGTGAAAGTGATTCGTCAATACTTACCAGAGATCGGCGTCTTTGCACAAAGTCGAATGGATTAAAAGGTTATATCTTTATAACCAAATGTTCTAAGAAATATCGCCTAAATGGTTGACAAAAGTTTTCTAGCCGTAGTATAATATACACATATTAATTAATCAGAGAAAGAAATATGCCGATAGTTGTGATGAAAGGCCAGGTAGCTCAGAAGAAAAAAATCTACGAGTATATCTACAAACTATCTAAAGAACTTGGTATTAACCGAATGCATAAGAAAGTACTGATAGTAAAGTTTGTAACATCATGTGATGACCAAGCAGAAGGATCCTGTTGGGGAGATACTACAGAAGGTTATGCTGAAATACTTATAGCTAGAAACTCTTGCGATGAAAAGATGTCACATGAATCAATGATGAAAACTCTAGCTCATGAAATGGTTCACGCCAAACAATACTTCCGTAAAGAACTTTGTGGTTATAGTATGTCTTGGAAAGGTAAGAAACCACGTAATTACAAGTACGAAAATGCTCCATGGGAAAAAGAGGCATTCGCCAAAGAAGAGGAACTATGGAAGAAGTGTTGGTAGTTGCGACAAAAAACGATATTTTTTTAAAAAAAGTGTTGACAAATGCAATTCAGCGTAGTATAATATACCTATAAATTAAGAAAGATAAGGAGTTTTAATTATGATTTTATGTGAAAAGACAAGTCCGGTCAGTGGTTTAACCAACATTATGGAGATTAATGCGTCTCCTGAGCAATACGCTCTGTGGACGGAAACTGACACTCTCATTCAGGATGCTATGCCTGATGCCACTGTGGATCAGAGGGAGTTTCTAATTTCTGGTTGTACTCCAGCTTGCTGGAACTCAATGTTCGGCGAAGAGGAGGTAGCATAATGAATAAATTAAAAGGTTTGGCTGCCGGATCAGTCTTAGGAATTATATTCGGTTTTGCATTGAATTATGCATTTAACATCCCTGAGGTGCAAATGAGCCACTCTACAGGAGAATGCATGAAGGTGGTTAACTTCTCCGAATCAGATAAATTCACCTGCGATGATCTGCCGTCGCGCTATAACCATGTGTGGGTTAAATGATTAGAATACTCCAAGAGGTAACCGACTGGGGCGAAGAGAATGTTTCTAATGGAACATACTATGTTAACCAACACGACCATCTAGTTGCATATATGCCTAAGAATGGCGAATACAAAGAATTCAGCAAACCTATGAAAAGGTTCTCAACCGCACGTAGGAAATTCAAACTTCTAGGTACTATTGATAACGGTACAGCAGGAATACCAGTTAAAGGTTCACGAGGTAACACATACTACGTGAAGGATAATAAATGCACATGTCCTGGTTTTAAATTTAGAGGTAGTTGTAAACACCTTGACCAGATAAAGGCAGCATGAACCATATTTTTTTAAAAAAAGTGTTGACAAATGGTTCTAATGGTAGTATAATATACCTAAGATAAGGAGAAAATAATGGATAGAATGAAACTAATCAAACAAGCGGCCGAGAAGGCACAAATTAAAAGGGCAGTAAAGAATATTGCCACACGCAAAGCTGCTATTAAAGCAGAAATGAGACTTCATAAGAAGTTAACCAATTCAGTAAAGAAGGCTGAACATCAAGCCCCTAAAAGTTTAGAAGCATTTTCAGAGGAGAACCTCTTTTATACCGAGAGGGAGACCCAAGATTATCTTGCTGGAACCTCTTACATGGAAACATATAACGCAATGAGGTCACAAGATGAATATTGATTTTGAAGTTATAGAAAAGATGGTAAAAGAATACCCCAACAATATGGAATTGGGTGAAGCATTACGCGAGTTTTATCACAAATTTAAACAGCCAATTGTAGTTGACGATGCAGGATGCGATGTTGCCACAGGGAAGTTTCTAGGATGATGTCCTCAGAACTTGCAACTATTCGTCTTAATGCACTACAGAGGGCACAAGATCGAGCAACAAATCCAGAGTTTAAACTCTTATGGAAACAGAAGAGAGAAGAATTAATTAAAATACTTCAGTCTGGTAATTCATATGACGAAATGTCAGGAGAGCTATTATGTTAGAACAATTTATTGCTATTATAATGTTAGCAGTATTTACTTTGTTAACATACATAGGTATACATATGTCTTTTGAGAAAGACGCTAAGAAGCACATTCCCCTACTATGGGAAAAAGGTGGGTTTCTATATAACCTATTTAAACAAGAACCGAAACAATTCAACAAAGCCGATATTAAATATCGTGACGGAGATAACACATGACCTACATGGAAATTTCAACATACCAGCAAGGACATCGTCGTGCAGATGTACTGCGAACTTCTGGTCAACCTGAAAATTATTGGGGTGTAAGATACTATAGTAAAGAAAAGAAGGGGTCTTTTCTGGCTATGGGTATTGAATGGTATCCAACCAAGAGTGAATCTTGGGCCGAGGATGCAGCAGAAAATTATGTACAGGGTATTAAATCTTACCCAACTCAGGATCTTTCTGCGGAAGGTTAAAGTTTTGTTCAACCTCCTAGCGACGCTTTCTACTCCTTATCAGAATGTCGCTAGGGGGTTGACAAATTATATCATACGTGATATAATATACACATATCAAATAAGGAGTAATTATGGTAAGTAAAGCATTAGAAAAGAGAAGAATCAACGGGCGCAAGAACAGAGTCACGATTGATGACAAATATATGGGCCCTGAGCCGTGGTGGGATGAGAAAATACCTTCTACTGCTGCAAGTTGGTCAAAAGCAGCACACTGGTATAACTATTTCAGTAAACCAAAAGATTACGTTCCGTATGTACTAAAATACGCAGAAGAAGTACACAAATTCGATAAGAAACAAATTTCTGCAATTGCTGCACTACCAGACTGGAAGATTAACGAGGGTGTTAATTCAGTCGCAAGATTACACTTTAGAGGTTTTGTGCATGAAGAATCTATACACGAAAGATGCCTTATTAAACTCAAAGAAAAAGTCGAGGAAGGTAAACTAGTAGTAGTAGAAAAGAAAGAAACCAAAAAGAATGCACCACCTGTCATCAGTCCTGCACAAAGGGCATATATGAACATGATGGAGACTATTCATGCCGATTGGGATGATATAGTAGTTGATAGCTGGATGGATGGAAATTTTAAACCAGACTTTAATGTATATGAACTATGGAAAAAGCATGGCCTGAAAGGTAATGTAATTAATTCATTTAAACAAAAAGTTCAATTCTATTATGATGAAGTATCCGATGCGTATAATAAAGAGTGCGATCAAGCTGTTGAGGCATATTCTCATATAACACCAAGACGCCAGAAGAAGATGTTAAACCTCATGGATGTTATCTTCTCTGATCTGGATAAATTAAAAGATAGTTTCAAGGCAGTTAGAATGCCTAGAGCCAAGAAACCAAAATCAACAGATGCTCAAGTTGCAAGATTACAATATTTGCAAGAGGACATCGAATCTAAGGTAACATCTATTAATCCTGTACTTATACCAGGTAAAGAAATGTTATGGGTATATAATACTAAACAGAGAGTATTGTCACAGTATGTTACTACTGCGACGAGTGGCTTTGAAGTTAGTGGTACTTCTATTAAGAACTTTGATGAGAAATTATCCAAGACCTCTAGGTTAAGAAAACCACTTGATATATTACCAGATGTGTTGAAATTCACCCCCAAACAAATCGATAAGAGAATTTGGGATAAATTAACAACCAAGATAGGTAGTCCAAACGGTCGTGTTAACAAAGACTGTATACTACTTAGGGTAATATAAGGAAAACATGATTGAACCAAAAATTATGACAAGGAAAAGGTTCTCTACCGCCGTAGAGAATATGGTATCTGATAGTAAGGGGTTGTCTTATATTGAGGCAGCTGCTCACATCATAGAAGAACGAGGGATGGATTTTAAAAGTTTAAACAGACTTTTATCTGACTCCCTTAAACAGAAAATCGAGGCAGAAGCCGTAGATTTAAATTTACTTAGAACTAAGCAAACTAATAAATTACCAATATAGGAGAAAATAATGAGTAATGTGATTATACCAACATCCGATGAGGATAAAAAGCGAATTAAAGATTGTATTATTGAGATCAGCAATGCTAAAACAATGATGGAATCGCAGCGTGATTTTATTAAAGAAGCGATTAATTCGTGTGTTGAAGATGTTGATATTGATAAGAAACATCTGCGTAAAATGGCCGAAATTTATCATAAACAGAATCTACTTGAAGTAGTAGGGGAAGTTGAAGATGTTGAAGCACTATATGAAGGTGTAATGGCCTAATGATGGATCCATTTGATTCTTATAAACTATATAATGCATTAAAGTTGCACTTTGAGACCAACTATGATGCTGTAAAATATAATTTTAAATCAAATGTAACACCGCAATCTTTCTTTAAGAGAAAGGATAAGTACTTCTTTGCTAAATTGGCGAAGAAGTACAACGGTGAACTAAAAGATTTTTATATCTCGCAATTTATCAATACTGAGAAGTATATCGGTGATATGATGGAT